TGGATCTAGCTTGATGCGACCAGTTCTCAGCATGTATCGCATATCCTTGATCGCAATCGCACCGCTATCTTTGAACGTCACAACTGCGCCAGCCTCTTGAGCAGATAGCGTAGTGTCGTAGTAGTCACGATTCATTGAGTAACTTACCAGACCAAGATCAATAGCCTTGTACTCAGCGCAAGCCTTCAATGCAGCATTAACCACCGAATCCCATAGCGACACCACCATATCTAGCGCGGACGTCTGCGAGCTGGCATTGATCCGAGCCTCTTCCGCCGTCTTCTCTCCGCCTTCCGTCATGAGTTTTGCACCCATGGATTCCATTTGCTTTTGCAGGTCGTCGAGAGCTTTGTTTAGGCTGCTGGATTCTGGTGCGCTTGTGGTTTCAAATCCGCCGCTCTCACCAAGGAAATGACCTTTGGTTGCCCCAACCTTGATTCCGTCAGGATTTGCAGTCTGGAACTGCTCCCAGCTCATTGATGTGCGAATGCCTAGCGTTTGCTGCCCATGGGTATGCAGGTTCTCACGGTAATCTGCCGACACCTGGTAATGAGCCAGATTAACAACAGCGATATCCATCAATGGTATTTGATCTAAGTCGGCGATGAAAAACGGAATGTAATTAAACGGAACGCCAACGCCGCGGGCTGCGCTAGATGCTTTCTTGGGGATATATTCCTCGGTTAACGCTTTTCCCGCCTCATCATAAAGCGCCTGCGTGTAGACGTAATCACCAAACGCACCGCCGAAAATCTCGCTCGCTTCTCCTGGTGGCCGCAGTCGCAACACTCGATAGGTCTTTTTCAGTTCATGGCTGAATTCATCAATAGGCACTTTCGCATATTCAACCAGCTTAACCATGGTAAGCATTTCACGACCGAAAATAAGCTCATAAGACCAGTTATCAAGCGCCTCCGCTGTGTATTCAGCAGCATATGGCATTAGATTTAATCGCGCCTCTTGCTCCGCTGTCATTCCATCTTCGACGGATGGATAGTCAACCAGGATACCATGCCGCCCAGCCTGCAATAGGTTGCTAACACCTGATTTATTGACGCTCTCAATACTATTCCCTGCGCCGTCAAAGTTATCAATAAGCGGTAGCAGCGCATCTGGCAGTTCATATGATGCAGGCTTACGGAATGCAGCCCCAACCATATCCCTGAGTGTTTTATTCGTAACGCCAAAGAAATAAGCTCGCTTCAAATATGCTTCATAACGCTCCGGTTCTTCTTTAGCGAAAGCGGCGGGCATGTAAATTTCACGCTTATCTTTCACTGTCATCTCATCTGAGCACATATCACGCACAAACTTCACGCGCTGGATCTTTTCGTTGTACTCTGGATGAACGCTGCTAATTGGCATGATTATTTCCTTACCATGAGAATTTGATTTTAACGTCTGCCATAGGTTTGATGACTGGCATTTCATAAACGATCGGATAGGTTGTCGCATCATTTTGATGGTCGATTATACCATCTTTTGACGGCTCACCGTTTTTGTCGTATGCCTGCTGCTCAAGCCCTCTCGCTGTATGAGGGCAAAGCGCATCATTTACCCACACTTTGCCAGACTCTAGCCCCTTATTCATCGATAAAACGCGATCTTTAACGGCTGGATTGCTTCTGTTAACTCGCACCTCAAATCCAGCTTGCTCAAACAAGGCAATATCTGAAACGCTGGCAGACACTGATTTTCTATTATTACCACTGGCATCTGGATAAATGATTATCTTATGGCCTTGATCTTTCCATCGCTCTTTAATGACGCGCACAACATCTGGCGTATCGAATAGATCGCACAACTCCGCCACTGCATGCCAGCCATTTGGCCGCTGAACATAAACCGTTGACGCCATTTTACCAACGTTGAAATCCTGCCCGATAAATAATGGCTCATTTTCTTTTATGACTTCGTGACTGCGGCATCTGTTGCGGTTATACGCATAGTAAACAGTGCCAGACGTCAAGTTAACAAATTCACCATCAACATAAGCGTTAACTAGTTGGCTGGGGTATGTATCGTATAGGGATTTAATATAATCTTTTGGCAGGTTCTTTGCGTTCTTTCGTGTACTAGCCTTTGTAAGTGAGTAGTGTTCCGCCATTGCTCCATCTTTCGCTGTCTGAACCACAAACAAATCATAAACGAAATTAAATCCCTCTGGAGTTGTTGTGAAATCAACAGTGTTAACTGGATAATCATCTCGAACGCTAGACATACGAGCGATGATCTTTTTCCATGCAGCATCAGCCTTCTGGCGCTTCATGGTGTCTATTTCATCTATCTGCGCATGATTAATATCAAAACCAACGATGCGGTGTGGATTCTCCATTGCTCGACATTTAACTACTGCGTACTCTTCGCCATCAAACAGAAGTTTGACCTCTTTCCGGCTTATATTTATGTCAACAGTTAGCTCTGCGTTGAACTCACCAGATAGCATTTCCCCGACTTCGGCAATTGTGGAATAGAAAATATCTGAGATCATTGGATAGGTCGGGGCAAAGTAACCTAGCTTTATACCTGGATACATCGCGGCAAGCATCCATTGACGAACGCAACCGACAACAGTCTTCCCACTTCTGTATCCACCGACAAACCCGTTAAACTTTTTTTTAACAGACAAAAATTCAGCTTGCGGCTTATTAAGACTGAACTCACGCGCCATCTTCTGACGCATCCTTTACAGCAAGCGTGATGCTGTAAGACTTTCGGTCTTTCTTGTCGCCGTCTTTTAGAAGCGGAGACTCTGCACTTAGCTTCATCAAGTTAAGCCCTATTGACGCCGCATCTATTCCAAGCTTGTTTAGGGCTGATATTGCCTGCAACTGCTCCTGACTTTCCATTGGGTCATCTTCATTTATCTTTCCAGCCTGCATTTCTGCAATCTTTGCCATCTTTGCGCTCACAACGCTACCGCTATGCGCTGCGGAAAGAATGTTTGATGATATTGAACGCAAACGAGAAGCATAGTCATTTACTGCGCACTGCGCATCAAAATCAAGACTTTTAATTGCGCACTCAGTTTCAACTACTTGTTTTGCAACAGCTTTAATCGTTTCTACGCGTTTTGATTTCTGCGCTCTAATGCTGCCCTCAGACACGTCGAACTCACGAGCAAGGGCGCGAATAGCCTCTCCGTCTAGCAGTCTGCGCTGAACTTCCGCCCATTGCTTTTCGTTTAACTTTGATTTGCGCCCCATTTATACACCAGCCTTATGTTGTTGACGATGCTGTTGTTTGTCTTTGTGGGTTTCTTCGCTGTGCTGGTGTTCGTGTTGTTCTGTATTGAGCGAGTCGGGAACTTCTTCCTGAGCCATCAGAACCGCTTGCCATAATGCATTCCTCCGCACTGGTTTATTGATAGTCTTATGCATCTCTACGATTGATGCATGGATACCATAGCAGAACTCATAGATATCATCACCAGCTTCTATCACAATCTGCTCAATGTTACTTGATGTGCGCATATTCGCTGATCCATGAATTGTGATCTTCTTCCCGCATTTGGTGCGAATCATTGCTATTTTCGTGTGAACTGACGCGACATCAACTTGCAGTTTGTTATCCACATCAAGCTTTTCGTAAAGATATGGCATTAAACCTGAGCGCTCGTTCGCAAAATAGTAATGGCTGATAATTATATTCATTTGCATTACATAGTCACCAACCAAGAGATTCCTTAGGCTGTCAACGTTATCTTGGCTCATTGATAGCGTTGAGATTGTGAGATCTTCAACTAGCCAATTATTTTTTACTATCAAAGCCTCGATGAAATCACCAAAAATGAACTTTCCATCAAGTATAGCAAAAACACGCTTTCCTTTTGTTATCTCTCCGATGTCATGAACCAACTTTTCAGCGTTTGAATATTTCACGCGATAGTCTGCAATGTCTTGATAATCATGCGGCTCAATGAATCTAGATTCTTTTTGCCCTGCCACATGCAACGGCTTAAATTTCCCGCCAATATCGAACAACGCCATTTTATAAACCCTTATTTTTCATTCGCTTATTTTATTATTATAGCAGGTGCGTAGAAAAAATAAACCCGCATTAAGCGGGCTTTTATGTTTCTAATGTTATTTGTCATTATCAAACTCAATCAGCATATCAATACAATGCCTAGCCTTTTCTAGATCTTCGATCCCAGCTTTATCTCTGAATCGAGTCACATACTTGATAATAGTATGCTGCAATGGATCGAGCCCGTTTTTCATGCTGTATTGCATTGGCTGGATAGCTAGCTTTGTGTAGTGATCTCCGCCGATTTGTGTTGATAGTGGTGATGCTGCATCGACAAATGAAACAGAAACCCCATCATATTGATCGACAACCTGATTCTGCTCATTCCATCGCTTCATAAACTCATCACGATGAACGATTGTTTTGTTCCAGTATTTTGGCTGTTCAGTTGATTCAAAAATTAATTTGCATTTTGGTTTATCATGCAGAATCCAATATCCACCGGATTTAATAGGTGCATATGCTGTTGCGTAGCATTTGCATGATTCCTTCCCGTAAACCGCAAACGGCAAATTATCCGGCCAATCTTCCGGCTTTATGTTATCCAAAAGAATCTCTATTAACTCGCGTTTTTTCTTGGTCATTTTGCTAACCCTCAAAATCTGGCAATTCTTCAAACTCTTCATCTGAAATTCTTACAAATTCAATTGTAAACTCATCTTCTTCAATTAAATTTTCTATGTAATCTTCAAGTTCGCATGCGGGAATAAGTATATTTGCTCC